GTCTTCACATCTTCTCCCTGAACTCGGGCTTCGGCACGCCAGGCTTGTCCTCGAACTCGCGCAGTGACTCATCGGCTTCCTGTTGCTCCCGGTCAGCATCCGCCAGGATCTTCGCGGCGAGAGCACGCGCCCGCGGGTAGTTCTCGACGGCGGCGCTGTACCGGGTCCGGGCGCGCTCGTAGCGAGCCAGGGAGCCGTCGAAGGAGTCATCCGGATCGTGGACGCCCACGGCGGGCCGGACCCGCACATCGACCTGCACCGGGTAGTCCTGGTGCCAGGTCAGGCTCCGGTCGCCGAGCATGATCATGGGCTGGCTCGTAACTTCCCACAACCCGTTCGCGCAGGACAGGATCCAGCCTGGCTGGGGGATGAACATCATGGGCACGCTGTAGGCGACGCTCTCGTCGTTCTCGTCGTACAGCGAGACGTTGGCTACCTGCTGCATATGTCCTCCTCGGCCGGGATCAGCAGGACGTAGGTGCCCTGGGGCGAGCCCTCCGGGCCGAACGCATGCGACAGCAGGCGCCATCCGTCCCCGCGGATCGCGAAGCGGAGCAGGCAGTCCAGCTCGGCCAGGCCCTGGATGATGGCGTCTTTCTCCCAGCCGTGCTCGCGCAGCCAGCGCGCGGCCTCCTTGATGCCGAACCGCTCCTCGCGGGCCACCAGCTTCCTGCCGGCCAGTGCGCGGAGCACAGCCTCCTCGACCTGCTCGTCGATCAGCAGCGGCCGGGCCAGGGTGCTGCCGCGCTCTGATCTGTCCATGCCTGATCAGGCCTCCGTCTTGTTCTCGTCCAGTTAGTCGCCCAGGTCGAGCGATGGCGGGTACACCCAGTCAGGCCGGTTCAGCTTGCCCAGGCTGTGGCCCGAGTCGAACATGTCAGCCTGCATCCGGGCCAGCGTCATGGCGTGCTCGGCATCCGGCAGCATCGGAGGACGGCCGGGGCCGCGCGAGACCTGCTGGCTCACCAGGTGGGTCACAGCGTCGCGGACTTCCAGCGCCTTGTCCATGCCGCAGGTCGGCTGGCGCTCCCACCGGGTCAGCTTGACCTGGCCGTCGGCTGTGTCGTACCAGACCAGGTAATCCTCGCGGACGCCGTGGCCGGTCCAGACGCCGGGCTCCAGCTCCCGCCACCACACGATCAGCCCTCCGTATTCGTGCGCAGCGCCGGGGTCCCAGGCTGGCACCAGGCCGGACCCAGCTCGGGAATGTTCTCGCCGGACTCGTACAGCTCGGCCATGCGGCGCCCCTCGTCGGCCGTGCTCACCTGGGCCGAGGTGATCGCGGCCTGGCGGGCGTCTTCCAGACGGACCACCCCGCCGATATGCCAGCGGCACAGGACCACTCCGCCATACGGGCTGTGCGTGACCATGTAATGGTCCGTCCTGCCCTGGGCAATGTAGCCGGTGACCGCGCGCATCGGCGGGGTGGTGTAGAAACTCCAGTCCACAGTCAGCTCTCCTCGACCTTGTAGGCCGCCTCGCGCAGGCCCCGGATCAGGTCTCCGGCCGTCAGCACCCCGAACCGGCGCAGAAGCACATTCGCGGCCGACCGCAAGACTTCCGCATCCGGGTCGGGAATGTGGTCCGTATAGTCCTCGACGGGGTGGCGTGCGTACCAGTTCCGGCGCTCAGCCTCGGTCATCGCGTAGACGCGGGCGTTCATCGCGGCCAGCTCGCGCAGGCCTGACGGGCTCATGTCGGCAGCCATCTCAGTCCTCCCCGCGGTTGCGGCCGATACGGCGGCCCTCACGGCGCACGCGGCGGTTGATGCCGTTCTTGACGCGGCGGCGCTCGCCTGGGCGGGTGCGGGGGCGGACGCGGGCGGGGAGCGCAAGGTAGTCCTGCTCATCGCCGCTGATCATCGGGGTGTACATCGCGTCCTCCTCGATTCCGCCGTTCCCTTGCAGAATCCACTTTAGCAAGAAAACCTGTATTGGTGCAACTCCTCCGGACCCGCAGAAGGGTTGGGAGGCGAGATGACGGCAACAGCCCAGCGCATCGGCCCGAGGGTCGCGCACGACCCCGGTGATCCGCTGATCACCAGCCACTGCCCGTTCTGCGGCTCAGGCCAGGTAGTCGGCCGTTCCGACGGGACGATCTCCTGCGATTTCTGCGGCCAGAACTACATCGTCCGGGTCCAGCCCGCGTTCCCGGGCATGCCCCAGATGCCGATGGGTCCGGGCGCGCCTTCTGACATCGGCCCTGATGGCGGGCTTGTCGATCCCGGCATGGTCGGTCCCGACGGGATGCCCGTGGACGAAAGCGGCATGCCGGGTGATGATGACGGTGAGGTACCGCCCGGCGGTCCTGGTGACGACGAGGAGGATGGCGGTCCTCTGGCTGGAGGCGAGGGCGACGATAACGCGCCCCCGCCTCCGGGTTCGTCCGCAGGGCCTCCCGCGAGCGATAGCAAGAAAGACTCTAACGGATCGGGTTCGCCGTCCAAAAGCAAAAGCAAGGATTCCGGTAGCGGCAAGGACAAGAAGAAGCCGCCGGCGAAGAAGAAGGCTCACCGGATCCGGACCTATTACGGCCTCGGCGGCCAGGTCCTGACCGAGGACCAGTTCATCCGGCACATGGCTATCGCCCTGTCCGGCAGCAGCCCGCACGTGCTCGCGGCAGTGAGGGCCGGCCGGTGAGCCTCCATTTCAACGGCCTGCCCGGCGACCGCGTAGTGCGCGATGACACCGAGACACCCGTGCTCGCCGAGATCACTGCCGGGGTCTGGATGCCGCTGATGCCGTGCCGGACCTGGGAGGAGTGGCGACAGCTCGCCCAGTCCATCCTCGACGCGCCAGTTCCCGAGATGGCAGGTGCCGGATGAGCAACGGCGACGGCAGCTACTGCGCGCAGGACGACGTGTTCGTCGGCCTGGCTGGAGCGGGCGTGGTTCTGGCCCCCGCCGAGCACGCTGACGACCCCGCCTGGCTCGCTACTCATTGCTGGGTCTGCGGCCGGTCGGCCGACGAGATCAGGAAGGCCCTGCGTTGAGGATCGCCTACCGCTCGGGGGAGAGCCAGGCCCGCACCGCGAGCATGCAGCAGCTCTCGTGGGGATTCGCGTTCGGTGCCCGGGGGCTCCGCGACGACCAGATGACCGATGAGGTCAGGGAAGCCCGCAAGAACCGGCGGATCAACGCCCGCCAGGGCATGCTGGCCAGGCGTACCGCCCTGGCCGGAGGGGCCTCGGCCGGGTTCTCGGACATCCAGTTCGCCACCGGCCGGCCGCGCGATCCGCTGTTCTACTGGCGTCAGAACAACCTGCCCTACGACTTCAGCCAGAATGAGGAGCTGTCGAAAGTCCGGGCGTTCTGCCGCCTGCTGTACCAGACCGACCCGATCGTCGGCTCGTGCGTGGACATCTTCAGCAAGTTCCCGGTAATCGGCGCCCACCTCGAATGCAAGGACCAGCGGCTCACCGAGTTCTATGAGGGCCTGTTCTTCGATGAGGACACGCTGGACTACGAGGAATTCCTGGTCGATATGGGCCGGGAGTACTACACCGCGGGCGAGGCGTGGCCGTTCGCCACGTTCAATGAGGACCTGGGCATCTGGGACGATGAGGAGCTGCTGAACCCGGACGACATCAAGGTCGAGCGCTCCCCGTTTCTCAAGGACCCCCGGTACTTCATCCGCCTTCCCTGGACCATCCGGCAGATCCTCACCACGCGCCAGCCCGCCTGGGAGTACAACAAGCTGATCCAGGAATACCCTGAGCTGGCTGCCTACACGGCAGAGAACGCCTTCATGCCGGTGAGCAATATCCTGCTCAAGCAACTGAGGTTCAAGGGTGACACGTTCAATCTCCGGGGACTCCCTCTTCTCACTCGTGCCATGCGCAGCATGCTCCAGCAGGAGATGCTCAACACTGCACTCGATTCGATTGCTGACCGGCTCTACACCCCCCTCATCCTCTGCAAGCTCGGTGCTTCAGCCACAGATCTCGGCACGTCCGTACCCTGGATTCCCACCGACGATGACCTGGAGAACTTTGAACTTGCCCTCGACGCCGCTCTGGCTGGCGACTTCCGAGCCCTGATCCACAACTTCGCGGTGGACATCCAGCCGGTGTTCGGCCGCGAGAACATGCCGGACCTGACCCCGGACTTCGAGCGGATCGAGGACCGGGTGCTCCAGGTGTTCGGCCTGTCTCGCACGTTCCTTATGGGCGCCCAGGAGGGCCAGACCTACGCCGCCGACGCGCTGAACAAGCAGCTCGTCGAGCAGCTCATGACCCAGTACCAGAAGTACCTCAAGAAGCACTTCCGCCAGCGCGCCGTGGTCGTGGCCGAGGCCCAGGAGCACTACGACTACGAGGAGCGCAACGGCCGCCGCTTCGTCGTCATGGAAGAGGTCCTGGAGGTGGACGAGGAGACCGGCGAGCGGCGGATCACCGAGCAGCCCAGGCTCCTGGTGCCTGATCTCTCGTTTGCCGTGCTCAACTTCCGCGACGAGGACACCACCAGGCAGTTCACCGAGGCACTGCGTGCCAGCGGCATCCCGATCTCGGCCCGCACCCGGACCCGAGGGCTCGGCATCGACCTGGACGAGGAGCGCGAG